CCGTCAAAGCCTAAAGCATTTGCCTTGGAGACCATCTATGTGTGGGGTGAATCCTTGCCAGACGCAATGAACCATGCTATAAGCTTGGAGAAGTTCGGCTGGAGAATACAGGGAAACCCCGCACCTATGTTCTTCGATGGAAAGTTCGGCACCGGGGTTTCAATATCGAGGATCAAAAATGCAGATGGTTAACCGAGAGCTAAAGATTGACGTGGCAAAGCTTAAAGGCAAAGGGCTTATGCTCGCCACGCCAATGTACGGTGGCATGGGTAACACCATGTATTTCTCAAGTGTTCTTAGGCTCCAAGACCAGTGCCTCCAGCGGGGTATAAAATTCGAGCACTGCTTTATGATGAACGAGTCTCTCATCGACCGCGCTCGGAACGGCCTTGTTCACGAATTCCTTACGAAGAGCACAGTTGACTACCTTCTGTTCATAGACGCGGACGTTGAGTTCCGTCCCGAGGACATCCTCGCAATGATGTCTTACGAGAAGGAGCTTATTGCTGGCCCGTACCCCAAGAAGCACATCAACTGGCCGATTGTGGTTGAGGCCATCAAGCTTGGTAACGAAGATCCAAACTATCTTTCTCGCTTGGTTGGTGAATACGTGTTCACGACGTTGGACAAGGAAACCAAGATGGAGGAAATCGTAAGGGTTTCTGAAGCGGGGACCGGAATGATGCTGATTCATCGTTCTGTGTTCAAAAAGCTTAAGAAAGCCTTCCCTGAGAACTACTACGAATCAGACCACTCCCGTGACGTTCTGAGTGGGCTAAAGAAGGAAATGCACGCTTATTTCCGAACAGCCATCGAGAACAACAGGTATCTTTCAGAAGATTACTACTTCTGCCACAAGTGGCGTGAGATCGGTGGGGATGTTTGGTTGTTCCCGTGGGCAATGACTACCCACTACGGCACATATGGATTTCAAGGGTCCGTTGGACACCTTGTAGATGTCATGCGTAAGGTAAACGAGAGGGATAAGAATGGTTGACCTTGAGCGTCGAATGGCAGAAGCTCTTGAGGGGAGCTTCTTTTGGGAGCACACCAAGAATTTCAACGAGCCCGTGTGTGCTGACAGCCTGAAAATAGTCAAGCTACAGCGGCAGTTTGCAACCCCGAAAAAGCTTGGTCAGGGGAGAAAGGCGCTTATAAGCACCGAGAAGATTGCCAAACTTTCCGAGAAGCGGGCCGCAATGAAGGCTGATAACATCAACGACCGCAACGAGTATGTGAAGCAGACCATAGATGTTATCGTTGAGGCTGTTTCTGAGACGTACAAGGTTGCGGTGAGTGATATTGTTTCCTCAAGCCGGTTCTTGGAAGTTATGATCCCGAGGCACCATATAGTGTGGGGCATCCATCGTTATATCCCCGGGGTTTCTAGGTGCGATATCGGCAGGGCTGTTGGTCGACACCATTCAACGGTGATACACTCGATCTCGCAGTTCGAGAAGCTCAGGAAGTCGTATGAGTCTCAGGTCGAGGCGGTTGACAAGATAATGGGGTACTCCCAATAAAAAAAGCCAAGGTGGCCCAGCGGCGACGGCACCTCTCTTGTAAGGAGGCAAAAAAAACACCGGGGGTTCGAGTCCCTCCCTTGGCACCATATAATTAGAACATGAACTACGCAGAACTGATTGACAAGATTCCAGACAGTGAGAAGCCGGAGATCCTCCGGCTTCTTCGTGCTTTGGATGAGGCAAAAGCCCGAGAGGCTGCTCAGGAAAATTACCTAGACTTCGTGAAGATGATGTGGCCCGGGTTTATTTCGGGGCGGCATCACAAGATCATGGCCGAAGCCTTCGAGCGCGTTGCGAGGGGTGAGCTAAAGCGCCTGATTATCAACATGCCACCCCGGCACACTAAATCTGAATTCGCGTCCTATTTGCTCCCAGCGTGGTTCTTGGGGAAGTATCCCCAGAAGAAGATCATCCAGACTGCTCACACGGCTGAGCTTGCGGTGGGCTTCGGACGAAAGGTGAGAAACCTAGTTGGTTCCCCAGACTACAACAAGGTCTTCAGTGACGTTAGCCTCCAGTCGGATTCTAAGGCTGCTGGCCGCTGGTCGACGAACAAGGGCGGGGAATACTTCGCTATCGGTGTTGGTGGTGCCGTTACAGGTAAGGGCGCTGACCTTCTGATCATTGACGACCCGCATTCTGAGCAGGAAGCCATGATGGGCCAGTTCGATGTGTCCGTCTATGACAAGGTATTTGAGTGGTACTCCTCCGGACCCCGGCAGCGTTTACAGCCGGGCGGAGCCATTGTCATTGTCATGACACGTTGGGCAAAGCGAGACCTTACGGGCCAGATCATCGACGCATCCATCAAGAAGGAAGGCTCCTCCGAGTGGGAGGTTATCGAGCTTCCGGCCATTATGCCCTCCGGAGAGCCGCTCTGGCCCGAGTTTTGGTCGATAGATGAGCTTCAGAAACTTAAGGTTGAGCTTCCGATATCGAAGTGGTCGGCTCAGTACCAGCAGGATCCGACCTCTGAAGAGGGTGCGCTCATCAAGCGCGACTGGTGGAACGTGTGGGAAGGCGAAAAACCACCTGCGGTTGAGGCCATTATTGTCGCTATGGATACAGCCTTCTCCAAAACCGAGCGTTCTGACTACTCAGCCTGCGTCTGTTTCGGGGTTTTTAACCACCCAAACGCCACAGGAAAGCCAATTCCGAACCTCATTTTGATGGATGCTTGGAAGGATAAGCTCGAATTCCCCGAACTTAAGGCTACAACCGTCCAATATTACAAGGATTGGAAGCCCGATATGTTCATCGTTGAAAAGAAGGCTTCTGGTGCCCCCCTAATAGCCGAATTACGCAATGCTGGCGTGCCGGTACAGGAATTTACCCCGACCCGGGCGACTGGCGACAAGATTGTGCGTGTAAATTCGATCACGGATATCTTCGCTTCCGGGGTTGTGTGGGCTCCAGACGAGCAGTTTGCGGAGGAAGTTGTAGAAGAATGCGCGGCGTTCCCCTCGGGCGACCACGACGACTACGTAGACGCCGTAACAATGGCCCTTATGCGCTTCCGGCAGGGTGGTTTTGTTATCCCGACGGACGAAGAAGACATAGAGATAGCGCCCAAGTTCCGCAAAGCTGCCTTTTATTGATATAATAGGCGGAAAGAGAAAGATAAATCATGGCCGAGCCAACTATCCCGATTTCGCCAGAGTCACAGCCCGCGATTAACGTGGATCTTCCTGCGGAGGATCTCGGGCCGAATGTCACGCCAATGGAGGACGGTGGTGTTACCGTTGACTTCGGTAGTGCCGACCCCGAAATGGGGCCTCCGATTGAGCACGCCGCAAATCTGGCTGAGTCTATGGAGGAAGGCGATCTTCGGTCGCTCGCGGAAGATCTGGTCGGAAACTACGAGGACGACGTTAATACTCGCGCCGACTGGGAGAAAGCCTATGTTCAGGGCTTGGATCTCCTTGGTTTAAAGATCGAGGAGCGCACAATGCCTTGGCCGGGCGCTTGTGGTGTTTACCATCCCGTTCTCACAGAGGCCGTGATTCGTTTTCAGGCTCAGACCATCATGGAGGTGTTCCCTGCCTCCGGCCCCGTCCGCACGAAGATTGTGGGCAAGGCCAATGATGAGCTTCTGAAGCAGGCAAACCGCGTTCAGGAAGAGATGAACTTCATCGTCACGGAGAAGATGAAGGATTATCGTTCCGAAACAGAACAGCTTCTATTCCGTCTCCCGCTCGCCGGTTCGGCGTTCCGCAAGGTCTATTTCGATACAATGAGTGAGCGCCCCGCAGCCGTGTTCGTGCCTGCGGAGGACTTCGTCGTTGCCTACGGCACAACTGATCTCGCCGCTTGCCCGCGTTACACCCATGTAACGCGAATGTACCCGAACGAGCTTCGGAAATTACAGGTGAGTGGTTTTTACCGGGACATTGATATTCCTCCCCCGTCCCCGGACTACTCAACCTTGCAGCGCAAGTACGACAAGGTAAAGGGCGAGACCCCATCATTTTCGGATGACACCCGGCACACAATCCTTGAGATGTGCGTTGATTTGGATCTTCCGGGCTTTGAAGACCCCGATGGCATCGAGCTTCCGTATGTTGTAACAATCGAAAAGGCAAGTCGTGAGATTCTGGCAATCAGGCGTAATTGGCG